AACTAATTTATGGCAGTCAAAAAGCGTCTACCCATCAAGGCCCGCAAGGGAACCCCGAAGCCCGAGGCCTCCGCTGGTGGCTGGCAAAGCACGGGGCTGACTCGCCTCCGCTTGGGGCAGTACGGCGCTCAACCGCGTGACCTACGCCGCGACCTCTCGCCGTTCGACCGCCTGTCGATGGTCCGCAAGTGTCGCTGGGCTGAAAGAAATTCAGGCTTGTTCAATCAGGTGTTAAACGACCTGACACTTTATACAGTGGGGGACGGTATTAAACATCAGTCCCACGCATCGACGCCCGAGGCTCGTGAAGCCTATAACGATTACTTTAATGAGTGGGCTAAGAAGTGCGATATCACCGGCCGCTTTTCGTTTAACCAGGTTCAGAACATCCTCCTCCGCGGTATGCTCCGAGACGGTGACTCCTTTGCCGTAAAGACCCGCAACGGTTTTGACGTGCCCAAGCTGCAGATCATGGAGTCGCACCGAGTCGGCGACCCATTGTCCCCAGACGTATGCCCGCCCGGCATGCATGATGGCGTTCAGTTCGGCCCTTACGGCGAACTCGCTGGCTTCTCAATTTACCGCTCAGACGGCTCTGCCCGCTACGTTATCTCTAACGCAGTGATGCACATCGTCGACCAGGAGTGGGCCAGCGGTGCCCGTGGAGTCCCCATCCTGCAAAGTGCGGTCGACCTAGTGCAAGATAGTATGGATGTCAGGCTGCTCGAAATCCTCGCAATGAAGGATCACGGCGACGTGACAAGGGTGCTGAAAAAGACAGGTGGCTTTATGCCGACCGACATGGGTGCCGAACTCGGTCAGTCCACCCCTCTGACGCAGGGCCAGCAGTACGCGTCGATGGGCGGTAAAATCCTAGCCCTCGAGCCCGGTGAAGACCTCCAGCTGCTCGCCTCCAACCGCGGCAGTCAGGCTATCGGCTTCCTTGAAGCGCTCGAGCGGGACATTGTTCGGGTGCTACCCTTCGAATTCGTTTCATCGCCAGAAAAAGTAGGCGGGGCATCGGTTCGTCTCGTAACCGCCAAGGCTGGTCGAGTCTTCGGCAAGTATCAGTCGGTCATTATCACGACCCTATGCCAACCAACGTGGGGCTACGTCATCGGTCAGGCCATCGCCAACGGTGAACTCCCCGACGATGAGTCATGGACTGAAGTGTCTTGGACGACCCCAAAGAGCGTGACGGTGGACGGTGGACGCGACTCGGCTAACGACCGCGAAGACCTCCGCATCGGCCTCCTATCCTTCGCAGAAATCTACAACCAACGCGGGATGAACTTTGAGGAGGAGGCTGAAATCAAAGCCCAGAACGTCCGCTATCTCTTGGACCTCTCCAAGACCTACGGCGTCCCCTTCGAGACCCTGTCCAATCTGCTAATCAATACCGCTCCTGGTACTGTCGAGCAAACCTCCTCCACCCCTCAGCCTAGCGCTGAAACCGAGACCTCTTCCTAAAATGCGTTTCTTACTCAACGGCCTGAACGGTCGCGAAGCCCTCCTCATCGACCCTGCCAAGGCTAACGATCACCGCGTCTTAGCGGAAAAGTTCGGCTTTACGGATATGCTGGCCCAGCTCTTCGGCGAAGTCCCGAAGGCTTACATCGCCGAGGACGGCACGGGCGTCATCCCGATTGCCGGCGTGATTGGCAAAAGCCTCTCGCCCCTCGAGAAGATGACTGGGGCCGTGGACGTCTCTGACATCGCCGACACCATCGACGAATACGCGACGAACCCGCAAGTGACTCGCATTGCCTTCCAAGTCTCATCCCCTGGCGGGACGGTGACGGGCGTCGAGGAACTCGCCAACAAGGTCCGCAATATCGCTAAGCCGACGATGTCCTACAGCGACACCGAGATGGCAAGCGCCGCTTACTGGGTTGCCGCCGCAGCTGATAAGGTCGTCGCTTCCCCCTCTAGCACCGTCGGTTCCGTGGGCGTCTATATGGTCGTCGCTGACTACTCTGAAGCCGCCAAGGCCGAAGGCATCAAGATGATCGTCATCAAGGCTGGACAGCATAAGGCCATCGGCGTACCCGGTGCCGAAGTGACCGACGCCCATCAGGCTCATCTTCAGGAAGGGGTCGACGAAATCCACGCCGACTTTAAGGCCGCCGTCCTCAAGACGCGTAAGATGGTCAAGGCCGAAGACATGGAAGGCCAAGTGTTCTCTGGCAAGCAAGCCGCCCAGCGCGGTCTCGTGACTGGCCTAGCGGACTCCTTCAATGAAGCGGTTTCGATGTGGGCAGAGAACAGCATCGCCCCTGCCCCTGCGGTCCCTGCCAAGAAGAAGTAATGGCTATCGACGTCCCCGACTACGTCAGCGCTGCCGCCGTCCGTGGCCTTCAATGGCATAAGGACGGACTCTCAGGCGACGGCGTGACCGACCAGACGCTCGCCGAGGCCCGCGATATGGCTAACGGTTCGGTGTCCGAAGACAAGGTTCGCCGCATGGGTCCGTGGTTTAGCCGGCATCGTCCCGACATGGACGCCCCTAAGAACGACCCTGACTCCGAGGACTTCCCTGGAGCGGGTGCCGTGGCTTGGGCTCTATGGGGTGGACCGACCTCGGGCGACATCATGCGGACCGCCGACTGGGCTGAAGCCAAGGTCAAGCAGCTGGACGAAGAGTCTGCCGTTTCCACTAAGAGCAAAGTCAAGATGACTATCGAAGACCAACTCTCGACCGCCGACCTTCTCGCCCAGGCATTAACTGCCGAACGCGACGACCTCCGTGCGACCGTTGAGAAATTGACCGTAGGCGCCGTGGACGAACTCTCTGCCATCAAGGCCGACCTCGTCACCAAGGAAGCCTCCCTCTCTGCTCTCGGTGTCTCCCTCGAAAAGGCTGTCGCCGAGCGTGACGCCTTCGCCGCTAAGATCGCGGAACTCGAAAGCACAAAGGTCTCGGCCTCCAAGGAAGCCGCTAAGATTGCCGCCTCCGTGGGCGTCGAACCGACCGCCATCATCCCCGGCTCCGACAACGTCGCCGCCAAGGTGGACGCTCTCGCTGTCTTTAACAGCCTGACCGACCCAGCCGCTAAGGCCGACTTCTTCGCGAAGAACGCCCAAGCGATTTACGCGGGCATCAAGGTCTAATTTTCTCTCACCCTAATCTCCTAATATACTACTATGGCAAATTCCATCGCAGCTGCTCCAGCAGTTCTCGCCCAGGGCGTCATCAAGGCCCTCGCTAACAAACTCCCGATGCTCTCGGGTTTCTCCACCGTTTTCACCTCCGCTATCGCTGGCGCCGGCAAGACCATTCAGGTTCCCCTGATCGGCACGTCGACCGCTACTGAATTTTCGACTGGTGGCTACCTCACCCAAGACGACGCCAGTGTCACCTCGACCAGCGTAACCTTAAAACACTTCAAGGTTTCCAGCCGCTTCGCGCCCCTGGACATCCGCGAGTACGGCGTGGCCTTCTTCGCCAACAACTTCGTCGAGACGGCTGCTATCGCCCTCTCCCAGAAGTGCATGACGGAAATCAACAGCCTCGTCACCGCCGCTAACTACAGCTCCAACACCGTCACTGGCGTTGCTCTCGGTTACGCTGAAGTGGTCGCCGCTCAGAAGACCCTCGACGACGCCAAGGCCCCAGACAAGCGTGCCCTCGTCCTTAACAACACCTACATCTCCGACCTCCGCTCGGATGCCTCTATCATCGCTGCCTTCCAGCTCGGTGCTAACGTCATCTCGACTGGCTCCCTCGGTACGATTGCCGGCGCTCAGGTCTACCAGTTCTCGAACCTCTCGGGCAACTCCGAGAACCTTTCTGGATTTTTGTGCGGTGCCGACGCTATCGCTTGCGCGACTGCCCTCCCCTTCAATGAAATCCCGGGTGCTGATGTGTCTCAGGCCACCGACCCAGCAACGGGTCTCTCGGTCCAGGTCATGATCATCCAGGAGCAGTCTGGTTACCTCAACGTCACCGCGACCTTGCTCTTCGGTACGGCTGTCGGTCGGGCCACCAGCCTCCGTCGCCTCCTGAGCGCGTAAGCGACGCGGCTCAAGCCGCCTAAACGAGACCCCCTTGCCTAACCGCTTGGGGGTCTTTTGTTTTACCCTATTGCCAACTGTCGCAACAGTATGAGCCTATACGGGACCGAGTTCTTGGACGACGCTAAGGAGATGATTGCCGACTTCGGCGTGGCTGGTTCTGCCAACTCTGGGGCTATTACCTTCCAATGCCTCATCTCCGACCCTGCCGTCCAGACCGTCCTCGAAGCAGGGGGGTATGTGGAGAAGACCCAGTACACGGTTAGGGTGCCCGCTGTAACGGCCTCCTGGAGCCTGCCAGACGGGTCTAATGGGTCATCGGCGGCCCTGCTCTCGGCTGGTGTCCCCATCGCCTCCCTAGCCCAAGGGAAGAAAATCGTCGCCGGCGGTAAGACCGTCCGCATCACGACCCAGACCCACAAGCCCGCTTCGGCTTGGATCACGCTCCTCGTCATCGACGACAACCAGTAAGCGCCGTGGTCAAGGTCACTCTTGTTCCTGCTAGTAAAGAGGCCTTTCTGGACGCTATCCAGAAGTTCGCCGCGGCGAGCAAGCAGACCATCCGCGACGCTACCCTCGAGCAAGCCGCCTTAGCCTGTCAGGATGCAGCTAGATTTACCCCTCCCCTAACTGCGGGCGGGGGAGGTGGCCTTACCAACGATGCCAAGAAAGCCGGGGAACGGGCCATCGACCGAGACGTGGGCAAGGTGTTTGAGTCGTCAACAGGTGGTAGTGCTGACACCAGGGCAAACCGAGTTATCCGGCGCCTTGGCTCCTTAGCCTTTAACAACAACCAAGGTCTGTTCTGGAAACTAGCCTCAAGCGAAGCGCCTATTATCGCCGCCAACTCCTTTGTGGCCCGTATGCTCTCAATGCAATACAAGGGCTTCGGAACAGACCAAGGGTTCAAGAGGGCTAAGAACTACTTTAACCGCATCGGCAGCCGAGTAGCTGGACGGGCTTTAACTTCAGACGGGGCTCCCATCGAAGGGACGGCTACCATCGACGCGGTCTACAAGCCTGTTTACCAGCGCACCTTAGGACGACTTTATCAGAACGGTCGTAACGTCAGCGGCATAAAGTACTACGATAAACGCATAGTCCAAAAGAAGGGCGAACTAGATGCCTACATCGAACAACGCCAAGCGACTGTCGGGGCTATCAAGTCGGGCTGGTACAGAGCCCTGATGTCCCTCCCCCGCCCAGTCATCAACGGGGTCGAGAAGAACGCTGGTTCAGATCTCCGTGCCGCCGGATGGATTACAAGGCATACTAGCGTTGTAGGACAAAGCATCACCGCCTTTACTGACAAGTCAGCCGACGTGACTATCCGCAACCTATCCGGCAACATCCACGGCATCGCCTATCAGGCGGGCGTCCTCGGACTAGTCTACGCCAACCGCATCAAGCAGATGCCCGCCAAGGTCCAGCGCCTTATCGACGCGGACACCGCCAAGTTTAACCGCAAATAACCTATGCCCGCCTCCATCCGTCACATCGTCGAGTCTACGCTCGCGACCTACCTCTCGACCCAGACTG